CCTCTCGTTTACCCGCTTTCTACCCCCCCTGAGGAAGGACCCGTGCCGCCTCAGACTTAATAACAACCTATACCACAGGAGACCATCACAATGGAAACCCTACTAAGCAGACTGCCGACAGACACGAAGCATAAAGAGACACGCGACGGACGCCTTGAGTCATTCATAGGAAGAGGACTAATCATGCCAGAATATTGCAATCTATGCAACGCGCTAGTGTTAAAGCCGGCAAAGCAAAACCCATACAACATTAACTGGGAAGACACCGAAGGAAACCCCATCATGAACACGGAAGGTCCTTGCTCATGCTCCAAGTTAAACAAGATGTACTTAATTGACCTGATACATGACGCAGTGTCTGATCTCCTCTACTATGACAGGAAGGAATGCGAGACGTTGAAGGTTGGTGACATCGAAGAACTCGTCAAGGACAAACACGTGTCAATCATACCAAGCGCGACCGGGTACCCTGTTTTACAATCTAATCCTGGATAACAAAGGCCAATTATGGCTCGGCCACTGGAACGATGGACCAAAGACAAGGGATAGTTGAGGTGGCGAAATGAAAGAGTCAGAAGCAAGATCCCTCCCTCTTGGCCTGTATCGCCTGTATTGGGGTAGGTTCAAGCCGTCGTCATCCCTCGCGTCAGTAGGTCAGACAGGCGATGGAATGCGCTGGTATGCTCCAGTCAACTGGATAACTGATGTTGCGTCAACGGACTGGTCTATCATAGATAGGGTTGAGCGCATCGATGTGAACTCCAATGTGTATGATGACCAATGATGAACAACAACTCATTATTGACGCATACAGAAACAAAGCCTGCGTTGATGAACTCATCTATGGCGGGGTTATGGAAAAAGTAACAACGGAACCTCATCCATTAAATGCAACTATCTACTGGACAGACTGGGAGCGACCAAGGGTGCCAAAATACGAGCCAACCTTGGAATGGTCAGGCTACAACCTTAACCACAAGGTTAGGTACAAGATCAAAGACGGCGAATGGAAAGAGGATCAGCTGTGGTGTTTTATGGCTGAGTATGGAAAGCATTGTTCATTAGGATTTGATCAGCCAATTGAAACTGTAATTTACTTTGAGGACGAAAACCTGGTATGAAGCTATTCTTCTGGGATGAGTGTGAGTCTTTTCGCGATTGCTTCCCGGGGTATTGCCTGGCTATAGCTGAGACGGCAGACGAAGCAAGAGAAAAGATAATCAAAGGAGCCAAAGACGAGGGCTATTGTGAGGACCTTCTGCGTGTTTTAGTAGAAGACTTAAAGGCAGAACCAAAAGTAGTTGAACACGCCCTGATTTGGGGCAGTCAATAGAGGCCTCAATATGAACGAAAATGAATACATCTACGCTCAACAAGTGGCGTACCTGAACATTGCCTCAAACGCTCTCTCTGAGGTGTTGCCTACCTTCCTTCAGAAGATGGACGCTGAGAAGTTCAAGCAGTTACGGGCAAGTGTGTCTGATGTCTACCTGAATGAGTTGAAGGCGATCGGTCCATTGCTAAATGATGTCACTGATGAAGAAGAGGAGGATCCCGAGAACCCGTACTAGCATCGCAAAACCCCCCGTCTAAATGGCGGGGGGCTCGGGTAGGAGGGTGGCCCTTGTCAAGGGGCCGTTTGTTGGGACATTAAGCCTTTGATACGCTCTCTACTCGCTTCAGTGCCTCTCTTGCTTCTATCTGTTTCTTCTTATCGCACTTCGGGCAGTCAGTAAACACAGACTCTTTGAGGTCCTTCATTGCCTTCTTATGCGCTGCCCTGGCTTCTGCGTATTCCTTGACAAGAGCATCCGACACATAGCCGAACATCTGCTCTTGCCTCTCTCTGAACTTCTGGACTGATAGCTTAAACTTTTTCATAGCTTGGCCTCAAACATATGGCGACGTCGTTTCTTACCCTTGACACGCCAATCCCTCTTTTTCTGTTTGCGCTCTTTCTCGGTGATCTCAACGCTTTCCAGCTCATCAATCATTTCACCATCAGGTGTCTCACAGCATTCAAATACAAAACCAGTATAACCGCCATCACTCGGCAAGTCCTTCTTGTGCTTCTTTCCGCACTCCGGACAAATGGCCGTGAACGTGTCAAGTTGTTTGTTTTTGCGATTCTTTTTTGCTTTTATCCTTGGCGTTTCTTTGCTCATTGCTACTCCTGTATTTCTACGCAGTCCCATGATGTCACTAGTGTCTGTGTTGCGTTATCATCCTTGGTAATCAAATTGATAGTATCAATGGTTGTTGTTGATGCTGCGCTCATATAGTTGGTCCATGAGGATCCATCAGTAGAAAAGTCAACATAATAAGTGCCACTAATAAGTCTCTGACGGAAATATCCAGCTGTTGCAGTAGTGCTAACTTTAGTACCAAATGTGCCGTCAATTCGAGGCCATATGTCCCTACTAGCAGCGCTGTATGTATAGCTTATATATATGCTGCATATCCCAGACGATCCAGAAACATAAAGCCCTACAAGCGGGTCTTTTCCTGGGCTAGCCCCTTGATTAAATCCGGAGGTTGAGAACTTACCTTTGATAAAGGCAAATGATGAAAGAGATAGATTTGTATTTAGAAGACTTATCACTTGATCACTAGAGTATGGAGTCTGTACAAGATTGCCACCAGTCTGAACATTTCCGGCCTCAGAAGAGTCCCACTTACAACTATTGATACTAGATCCACTGAAATCATCTCCAAATGCATCATATTTAACATCAATGCACGATGCAGGAGTTACCCGCTGCGCTACTGGCACCTCAGTGCTTGATGGATCCACAAAGCAAGGTACTGGGGATGTTGGAGTGGCTGTTGTGGTGCTTGAATTGTAAGCCTCGACCCATGCGCTTGCAATTTCAATCCATGCATAGTCTGAGTCGGGGCCTGCCCCTGATGCATATATCACGGCATCACTATCGTCTGAACACTTCTTCCACTGCGTCTTATCTGCTGATCCTGTGCATGTAGAGCAATCTGTGTAGGTGTTGATTACTGTTGGGGCTGGATCGGTCAAGGCTAGTTCAACCTCTCCTACTTGATCATAGCAGGTACCAGGGTCCGAGTCGAAGTCAACAACCTGACCAAGGTCTGAACTCACAACGATAGAGGGCGTGCCGCTGCCATCGCATGGGACATAAAGGTACCTGGTCGGCAATGGGGTAAGCGTGTCTTCATCAATCAACGCCAAGTGCCCGTTGTTGTCAAAATAGAACTCAACATCTGCGGGAGACTTTTCAACACCATCAATATAGATCTTTGAGTTTACCAGGTCTATCCGGACGATTGCCCCTGTGTGTGTTGAGTCGCTCTGGGAGACAAGTGGGCTCTGTTTGTGGTAGAAGGACAGATTCTTCAGTCCAAGCCATTCATCAAAGACGAAGTATTTGTTTGTGCTCGAGGACTCGGTTACTCCGTTCTGGCGGATGCCGAATTTGTAGATATCCTCATATACAGTGGAGAGAAAACCGAGTTCATCCTCTGCTCCGTCGTCTACCTCAAACTCTGATGAATTGAGAGTCTCTGACCATCCCTCGATTTTCTTTGTGTCTGTGCCATCCTCAAGCCTTTCTATGCCGCCTTGCTCGATCCGGGGGGTCTGCTCGCGTAGCTCCATGAGCGTTTCTAGTGCGCCGTCTGCAGTGGAATCACTGATACCCATGAGAGTCTTGACTGCAGCCAAAACAACATCGTTGAACTGTGGCCCCTGGACGTCTGCATTGACATCTGGCATGTATGGCTTGATCATGTTGATGTCGCCATCATGATACCGCTTGTAGATGTTGTATCCGAGGGTTGCATCTGCAACGATCTCACCGAGAGGAATACGCAATGTCAGCTCTTTCCCAGGAACATCAAGCTCGTAAACGTCAAGAGACGCCAGGTTGCCGAAAGTTAGCTGAACGTTTGGATCCACAATGATGGAGCTGTCTGCACCTGCTGTGATCTCAATGTAGAGGGTGCCTGTCGTGTTGATATCGTAAGCGCTGGCCGTGACCGTTGTTCCTGAGCCCTCTGCACCAAGGTAAACAATCCCGTCATTGAGTGAGAATGTCAGGTTGCCGCCTGAGAGGTAGTAGTACTCTGCAAAAGACTTGTAGGAGTCTTCCTGGAGCTCTCCTGCCATGATGCCATAGACATTGTCTGTGTCTGGACCATTGAAAGGTATGTAGGGAACGATGCTTCCAGCTTGCAGGTATTCGTCATCCCTTGGCTTTGGGTTGAACCAGGTAATGTAAATATCAAATGGAGTTGTCCCGATCACTGTGGCATTATCAACAAATGAGACTGTCTCAATCTCTAAGGTTTCGTCTCCGGGCTCCCATGACGTAGTGATCTTTCCAAGCCTTGCAGGAGGCATGCCCGTACTCGCTTGTGTGGTCGGGAGGGTGCTTTGCCGAATGTTCTCTTTCTTGATAAGTGCGTCAAGTTCGTTCTTCTTTGTCTCTGAAAGAACATACTTCTTCGTTGGATCTGTGTTTGCCATTGATTAAATCCCCAAGAGGCTGAAGTCAGCAGTGTCATACACTTCAGCAGTCAAAAACTGAGCTGTAAGGGTAGGAGGATCAAGCCTCAAGCCTGCGCCGTCGAGCTTTACCGGGCTGGTAATGTAGGTGTGTGAGCGCTCGTCAAGTATTGGCTCTTGATTACCACTCACCAACTCAACTGTACCTTCGTCAAGATAGCGCTGGTCCCAAGTAACCGGATCGGCGGCCGTCCTGGGGATCAACAGCCTAAATGTGAATGTCTGCTGGTAATACTCCACAATGGCGCCGTTGTAACTCTCCTGAGTGAATGACTGAGATACACCTGTCAGAAGCAAGCGCTTTGCCGCATATCCACGATAAACGCCGCTGTTGACTTTGTTGAAGAAACTATCATAATCGACTTCTGTTGCACTTATGGCCGTTGCTGTGAGTGTCTTGTCTGAATAAGGAATTGTCAGCTTTAGCGGTTGCTTTGAGCTATTCTCAATTGGGTCGGTGCCGTTCTTCTTCGTGTCTACCTCTGCGCTGCCGGCATCGGGAGAGCTGCTCCACCTGGTCGGCCTGGCCAATGGATTGGTTGCCTGATCACCACCAATGGAAGGATCGTTCACAACATAGGTGACACTGACATCAAACGTGCCAGTTGATCCTCGTTTGACGGCCTTCTTATCATCCACACGAAGGATTGAGCCGACGTAGGGGTGCAAGTCACCAATAGCAGGAAGACCGGCGGCCTGCCTTGCTTCTGCTGAGGTAACTGTGTTCTCCAAAAAATCTACTTCATAAGTCAGAACCGCGGAAATGGATGTTGCGGTATCCGGGACAATTGGTCCCCTGACTTCTATCAAGGTGCCCATTAGTATTCACCCCTCTTTCTGACTTCGTTCCAATCTTCGTCTGAGCGCTCTTCTATCGTCCTATGCGAGTGATGCACGTAATCAAAGACAACCTTCTCATGCAGGCAGTGGTTGCAATACACAACCTGGCCGTATGACTTCACACCTATTGTGAACTGATCGCGTTTGCATTCGCTACACTTCAGCTCACCCTGTTTGATCTGTTGAAATACCCTTGACATGTAAACCTCCTAGAATACGCCAAGATTCAGGGAGCTTTTCTCAATAGTCCCCTCAATCTCTGCAAGTAGTTCGTTCGTCTTGACTGCTTCCTCATTGATACTCTTTGTGAACTTCGCTGTGTCTTCCTGCGCCCTCAGTGCATCACGTCCCCCACCCCCTTGCAGGAACCTGCTTACTGTTGCCGATGCTGGTAGTAGTGGGGCTGTCGGTGCTCCATCCCCGCCTGTTTGCTGAAGGTCAAATAGTGCTCCAGCTCCCTCCATGATCTGTTTGCGCTCTTCTGCTGTGAGCTTTGCCGTACTCTCTGCAGTGGCGACCTCTCGAGCTATGAACACCTCACGCTCTTTTCCTTCGTTGAGTAGCTTCTGGAGCTTTACTCGACGATTCATATCCTCAAGAGTCTTTAGCCTTTGCCTTGCTTCTGCTGCCTGTGCTCTCTCTGCTTTCTCTGCGAACGCCTGAAGCTTTTTCTGGAAAGACTCTTCCTCTTTGAGCTTTGCGGCGGCCAGCTTCTTCGCTTCTTCCTCTTCCTTCTTTGCCGCTGCGGCTTCTTCCCTTCTTTGTTCCCTGAGCTCTTTCTGTCTCAATTCGAATTGACGTTTGCGAACCCTCTTTCTCTCCTTGAACATTTCGAATGCACCTGGAGCGGCTCTGTCTGTGGTGGAGTCGTCGAAGTCGAAAGCATCAAGCTTTGAGATCTCGTTTATACCCTTGGCAATGTCTGCCAAGAATTGAATGATACCTGAGTCGGTTACAAGCTTGCGCAATGATGTTGTGAGGTCCTCTATGGAGTCTTTGAAGCTCTCCGCTGCCTCTACGTCTTCATTTGCCACAACGCCAATCTTTTCTATCTCTTCGCGGAGCTGTTCCATATCCCCAATCATGGGAATAAGGTTGGTTCCTGACCGACCAAACACATCCTGTGCAAGCGCTGCCTTTGTGGACGCGTCCTCAATCTCATTAAGTGCCGTTGCTATGATCTTGAATTGCTCTTCTGGCTTCTTACCTTTCAGGTCGTCAACAGTCAACCCAAGTGATTCGAGCGCGTCCTTAGATTCTTTTACGTTCCGCTCTGCATCAAAGACTGTTGAAGACATCCTCTTGAATGCCTTCTCAATATCGTCGATACTTGCACCAGATCGGTTGGCAGCAAATGCCAACTTCTGGAACTCTTCAGCAGTGATGCCAAGACGCTTTGCGCCCTTCCCGACGTTGTCGAGGTTGTCTATCATCTGGCTTAGCATTTGCTGAATCTTGCTTGCCGAGAATGCAGCAGCCACCGCGCCAGCTCCAGCAATGAGAACCTTGTTCATCTGCTTGGATGACTTCTCAACCTTGCCAAACTTAGATGATGCTTGATCCCTGGCCTTGAGCAGTATTAGAATTTCGCGTGATACTGATGCCATTGTATGATATCCTTTACATTAAAAACGCGGCCATTGGTCCGAGATACTTGGCCCTGATGGGGTCCTCGACGCTCCAGTAATACCGTATTGCCTCCGTGAGCTTATACGGTTGGTCGAGAGCCCCACCGGACCGGGGAGGCAATCCTTTCCTGAACATCTGGGCAAGGTATCGAATGTTCTGAGAGTCTGAGCCGATGAACTCCAATGGGCACTCTTTGAGAACCCATGACCCATCATTGCATTCTGAACAACCTTTTCCATTACAGCCCGGACACTCCAGTTCTAAGATTGAGCCTGTTCGCTTTTCGGGGTCTCTTCCGAATCGCTTTTGACATTCTCTTGGGTTGCATCCGCTGCAGAGCTGCTTGTAAGTGAAGAGCACAAGAACTCCAAGCTTTTTTTTTCAGTTGCACCCATGAGCTCAGACATGTATAGATTCGTGTGAACCGTGACAATGTCCTGTGCACGAAGGGCGCCCTTCTCAACTGCATCCCTGAGAGACGTCAACTTCTTCCCGCCAACAAACGCATGGCTGAACATCGGTTCAATATCGTCAAGAATCTGATTGCATGCATCAACTTGGTACTTGAACGTTGCAAGCCCTTTGTGATACATTTTCTCGAGTGTGTTAAACTCTTTGAATGTTGCAGCTCTGAAGTGAAAGCAAGGGGCCTTTGGTCCCATCTTATCCCTCATGCGGTCGACGAAGATTGTCAAAATCTCCGGGCAAATTACGTCCTTCATCTTTCATACCTCTCTTTTATTTCCTGGTGAATGTCGCTTAGCTTTTCGATTACGTAGTCAAGTTTCTGTGTGTCCCGTGCTTGCTTGACTTCCAGTGCGTGAACCTTGTTCATTGCCGCTTCTGCCCTTGCAAACCCTACTCCTAGTGCACCTGCGCCAACCACAATTATTATCCCCAATACCCATTTGAGGCTTGTGATCGACTGGCAAGGTGATCTGTGTTGTGTCATGTCCTCCGTTTCCATTTTTTTTTGAGAATTTTTTTTACCCTCTCAATGAGAGAAAACTTGCGGGCCACTATAGCTAGCAACCCAAGAGCTCCGAACAACCCAACAAAAGCAAGCTTGTCAACATATCGTAGACTAGCCAGCTGAACGGACCTCAACAACCAAACAATCCCAGACGCCATAGCTGTGGTGTGCAATACCCCTTGCACAACCGGTGTACGAATACAACACCCAAGAGCGAAGCAGAGGATCCCAACATAAGTGGCGAAATTGTAGAGCACCAAAGGCGCCCCTTTCATGTCCTTTACAGTTTTCGCCTCTGCCAGCTCTTTAGGTGACGATGTTCTTTCGACTGCTGTAACGATTTCCTTGCTCGTCTTAAGCAGCCCAAAAAGTCTTTCTTTGTGCGTGGAGAACTCAACCAATTGCGTGCCATTGTCGTACTGTTCGACAACTCGCCGACGAGTCACAGTTGTTGAGCACCCGACAAAGAACACAAAAAAGATTAGAATTGACCACGCCCAAAAGTTCATTGTTTAGGCTCCTGCCGTGAATGAAATTACGAATTCATCATCATTTGCTGAGTCGCGAGTACAAAGCAAGGTAATTTGATCAGTCATCAAACCATCATTGTCACCCTCTTGAGGGCTGGTAATCTGAGCCTTTGGGGCGTCAAACTCTACCTTGTTCCAGGTAGCTCCGCCAAGCTCTGCAGTAAACGCTGAAAGGGTCTCATTGATCCAAGCGTCATACAATGCAGCATCACCTGCAAGCTGTGCCTCTGGAGTGATGGTAATGGTGATGGTTCTGTCTGTGATCGTGCCGAATGCGTATGCGCTTACCTCTGTAAGGTCCTTGCGCATGACAACGGTGTTCTCAACATCAATCTCAATCCGCTGAATACGCAGAGGATATGAACCCAGGGCCCAAGTCAAAGCAGATGCCCGTGGTGGGTTCTGTGTTGGGATCGTTGGAGCCGGAAGGGCTGCATCTGAGGTTGGCGTGTTCATCTTGCCAACTGCCTCAAATTCCATGATGCCTTTCTGACCGGCTTCCAGGATGAACTTCAGACGTTCACATACTGCTCCGGAGATCAACTGCAAGCGACCATCACGATTGACCGCCATTGTACCCGTCCGCGGATCTGCTGCGGTTGTCCCAGGAACGGAAGTCTTTGGGGTCCATACTGCAGTCGTCTCGATGAAACCGGCCATGGCCATTAGCTTGGAGAAGTCGGGGGAAGTGTCGACCGTTCCAGAACCATGCAATTCAACCTGGCCAGATATACGGGCCATGCGTGCGCCTACGTTGGTAGCGATCTTTGACGCTGTTCCCTGCCACATGCGCTCAGTCTCTTCAGCTTCAGGAGACCATTCAACATTGCTGGCATACATGCTGCCATCACTGCCCGTGAGGCTTTCGGCTGTGCCGATCGTACTTTCAAGCGCCACAAGTAGAACGCTCTTCTTTCTTAATAGGTTGCCCATATTTTTCCTCCTTTAGCTTTGTGAGTATGGATCGCCTTCAATGTGTCTGAATTGAATCTGGAAAGGTGTTACCCTGGAGACATAGCCCTGCACATCGAGGGCGTCGCTCCAGTCGAGAGTTTGAGTGTCAAGAACAAGGTTGCTCCACTGAGGATCAACAAACATTGCCTGCGTCACGTCTCCCTGGAAGATTGCAAGCTTCTTTTGCATGGGGACTGTTTCGTCTTTGCTTGGCCGATACTGCAGCTCAAGTATTGCCGGCTGATTCCATCCAATAAGACGAGTAGTGCCAAACAGTGCGTCATGATCCGGATTCCTTTCGGGATCCCCCCATGTGAATTGGATCTGATAGCCAATCCCGGGGTTTGTCCTGTTGATACCTGCAATGGTTGCAGGTCGGTATACCTCTGCGACATCAATCTGATATCCGTTACCGGTCGTTACAGTCTGCAACTGTGCCTGGATCAGGTCCGCTATTTGTTCTAGAATCGTGTCAGCCATTATTTACCCTTTTGCAATAGCACCAATACTTGAGTGAGAAGTTCCTTCTGTAGCTGAGCCGAAAGCCTGGCCTGATGAACGGATGCCGCAAAGCGACCTATCCCAAGATATACCTTGGGGACTGATGGACCTTGTAGCTCGTCAATAGGCAACCTGTCTACCCTGTTGGTTCCGTCCTCTTTCTTTCTCACATAGGCGCCTTCATGGCCGCTTGGCATGGTAGCCATGAACGCACCGATCACTTTCTTTCGTCCGCCTTGCGGGTCAATTTTATAGGTCAAACCTGACTTGATTTGTCTTGCGCCAAACTTAGCAAGAGGTATCCGACGGCCTGAGACCTTGATGATTGCTTGAGGATTCTTGAACCGTGCCTTCTTAAGGGCAATGTTTTTGTCTTTGAGCTCCTTGGCTTTTACGTTAAGCTCTTTCCTAACCTCTCTGACAACCTCGGTTCTTGCAGATATAGCGATCTTGTTTACTGCCCTGGTCTCAATCTTGACGATACCCTTGGGATATGCCTGTAGGAGCTCCCGAACCTTTTTCATAGATTCTTCTGTAGCTCTTACGTCGAATGATACCAAGCCTGCCATTTACTGCATATCCAAAAATACTTCACATTCATCATGCCGGATAACGCGGAGGATTGCCCGGAACTCTGGGGTCTCTCCGAACCTCTGAGCAACTTCGATCTGATCAAGCCCGTCGTTAATCTCGTCTGATGTTATACCAAGCGTGACGTCGTTGAGTACGCTCAAGCTAATTGACGGGGTGTTCGTGACTCCAAGAGGGGTTGCAAACTCTCTCTCAACAACAGCACGGATTGGCCTGTCGTTGCCAGGTGTACCGCCTGGACGATAGACAACATCTTCTGAGATATCATCATCTTCGTTGTAGAAAACCTCTGCAGCTTCCGCCTCTATGTCGTCATAAAAGTTGCCCATCACTCATACCTCAGTGGGTCATATTCGCGTTGTGTCCAGGTCTGGCAACCCCAGGGGCATACCATATAGCACCATTTGCCATCATTGTCTTGCCGGACAAAGTCAAAACGCTCAAGGTTTGCCAAGTGCGCTGCACAACTACAATTCCCGTCAAACTCCGCATTATAATCCGGGTCCTCTGGATCACAACATGAGCACTTGCAATGATCTTTACAGCATACGAAGTCAGCGTCCACAGCTGCTTGCGCTTCGGACTCAGTATCAAAAACGTTTTCCATCTGTCCCATTATGTGAGCTCCTCGGATACTGCGATAATGTTGATGTCCATTGTCTGAATCGTGTTATTCTGATTCGTGGTTATCTCGAGCAAAACGCCCTCACTACCTCCTGAGTTAACGAAGGTATTTAGCTGGTTACGTTTATATGACCCGTCTGCACCTGTGTCGACGTCTGACTCAATTTGTTGATCTGTTAGCCTGGCACAAATGACGCCATCACCTGGAACAAAGCCAGTTGCGGCATACGTCCAGCCTGTCGCCTTGTGATGCAATAGGCGGATATTCATTGCTGAATCGTTCGCGTTGCCTTGCCATTGGCATTGTAAGCCGACTATGGTAGCGTCACGGTCGAAAAAATCCTCATACTTTGAAAACCCATAGTTAAAAGTCAGGCTGTAGGCTGTAGGGGATCCAGAGACAACATAGAGTTCAAAAGTAACCTGCCCGGAGAACTTTCCGACTGTTTCATTGTACTCATTGGCGTTTAAAGTAGTGATGTCTTCTGTGATGGTTTTCGTCTGGCTTGCAATTTGAATCCCTGTTTCGCTGTCAAAAGTTCCAGTTACCTGCAAACCGACTTGGCCAGTGTCTACAGTTCCGGAAGCACTTGGAACAATACCTACATGGGCTGCAACACTGCGTCCAGCGACGCCATAGGTTTGGGTCAGGCTTGCTTGAGTGAGTGTTACGCTTGTAGTCGCCCAGTCGTAAAACCCACCCTTGTAAAATGTTCCAGCTCCAACCCCTTGGGAAGTGAAGGATGCAGATGTCGAGACATCAAAGCGTCTAAAGTCAGCAGGCAATACTTGGACAACTCCCGTTGACGCATCCGCTTTCACCAATGACCCTACAATAAATATCTTTGCAGGATACTGAGGGCGCGTGTTCGTTAGGTCTCCAGATGTCCCACCATAAAGTGGTCCACCGCTCAATAGGCTTGTGTCGAAATCTCTTACCTTTCCTGTGTAGGTTGCAAGGCCGACCTCACCGTTCGGCACGTCATGCGTTGCAAGTCCAATAAATGAGCTTGAGGTTGCTGCTGATGTGCTATCAAATAGGATACCTTTAAGCACTTCTTCCGTTACATCAAAACCTTGAGCGTTGATCGCCTTTCCGTTGTCAATCTGGACACCAGTGTCATTCAGGAATGGGACGTAAAGCTCTTCGCCATGGTTGTAGCTTACAGCCTGCACCCCTGTTCCATAGCCCATGTCGGATTTAGGACCTTTACATGCGGCATCGTAGCTGATTTGTCCCGGGGAATGAGTCAGTCCTGATGGAGCAATATCCAATTGAATCGCCTGACCACCTGACAAGATAGCAAGGGCTTCTTCCCCCCACGTTGCGGATTTAGTTTGTTGCTTTCCTCCGGATGCCGCGCCGTCTGGTTGGATGAATTTGTTTGCCGTTAGTGCCATTGTTCTGTAATCCTATGTTGATACAAGCTCGTTGCCGCCCTCTTCGAGCGTGTTCCCTGAATTGGTTAGGGTGTTAAAAAAAAAAGATCTCTTTGGGGGTGCCTTCGTTCCTGCGAATGGATGTGATGAATCAAGTGGGTTCAATGCCTGGCCATAGTCACGCCATGCTTTTGAGCCTTCGAGATACTCAACAAGCTTCTCGCTGTATTCACTGGCAAACGTAGCGGTGAACATGTCACCCTCAAACGGCCGGAATGCTGAGGAGCTGTTGAACCCTCCGCCAACCTTCAGCGTGCCGCCATTGTCGTTGGGCACTGCAGTAGGATTGACAACCGTTCCGGCAGCGATCTCAACACCGTTAACCCGAAGCCTGACATCATTGTAAGTATCGCCAGCTTCGTAAATCGTCGTAATGATGGCGTCGCCTGCGATAGGTGCGAGATTGAATTCCTTCCGGCCGTCGTTGAAAAGGTAGGCATACGATCCGTTTGCGTGTCCCATTGCATGGCATCCACCGGCAACACCATCTGTACCAATCTCCCAATACCTGACCGTGTCGCTCACGTCGATATTGTTTACGCTCATCACCGTTACAATCGTGCCGTTGGCTGAGATCTGAGATCTATCAGCAGACATGTAATCATCAACGCCATCAAATCCAGCAGATACCAATCTGTTCCATAATGGCTGCTGTGTGCCTGTCGCTTGGGTAAGTGGATATGCTCCAGTTGCTGGCGTCGTGTCGATATTGTACCACTGTGAAATGGTAGACACAAAGTCTTTGTCCGTAATCGGTCCCTGCAGGACATACGCCTGATAAAGGCTACTGAGAACATCGTACTCTGTGAATAGGTCTGTGTAGTTCTGGATGTCGGTTTTCTCTTGATCCGTTAAGTCACGGTTATAGATACGGAAGTCATCAATCAAAAAGTCGCCAGGTGATGCGCCTGCATTGGCCGCAATATCAAAAACTAATGTGTCAATATTCGAAAGGTC